CCGCCGGCTGGGTAAAAGGGGAAGGAATTGCAGGCGCTAGCGGCCCGCTGGCGGAATGATTGCGGATCGGCCCCATGCCCGTCGCGGTCCATGCGCGCGCTGCGATCGGTACAAAAGCGCATGTGACGCACACATAACACGCAAACACCTCTCGGCCATCGACAATATATACGTATATCTCCAACTCTCGGGTTCTAAATTTCGAAATAACCCATTTTGGGAAACTTTGCAAGATGTCAAAGAACGTTTTTAAACAAATCTTTTGCGTCGACAAAAGTATATACTAATATATTGGTAGTCAGGACAGGACTCGAACCTATATCCACGTGCTGCACCAACAGTAGGCCCCACGTTGCGTCTACCATTCCACCACCTGACTATCTTTCTACGATGTAAAAATAATATATTTTTCTTGATTTACCAAATATTTATTAATATGAGTAAACAAATACTAAGTAAAGAATCTTATAGAAGGCAAGAATTAGCTGGGTTGCTAAAGGAAAATACTAATAGTATTATAGATGAAATAAAGTACCCTAAAGATACTAAAGAATTTATAAAATATCTTAAGAACTATATAGAAGATAACGATATTAAGACGTCTGGTGAGTTACAAAAAATGAATTATGGATTATATTCTACAATATACGGCCGCGGATTATCAGTATTGATTACATCAAAAGAATTATTTCCTGGTAATACAAGAACTAAAAGTAATGAAAAATATCCTATAGATAGTGAAGCATTTATAAGGTATGTAGCTGATTACGTAAAAGATAATAATATTAAAACGCCTAGTGAATTACGAAATATAAATATCAAGCTAGTACATGCTATATATGCTAAAAATCTTGTTGACCAAGTATACTCTACTGTATTTCCTGAGTGGTCTCACCAAAAATATCCTAAAGATAAAGAGGAGTTTTTAAGATATATACAGAATTATATAAATAATAACAATATAGAAACACCGGCTGAGTTTCAAAAAAAGAATCCAGGATTATTTTCTCAAATATATAATAGGAAACTTAACAGTGAGTTCTTACCTAAATTATTTCCTGGTTATAAGAAAAAATTAAGTGATGAAGAGTTTATAGAGTATGTAAGTAATTATGTAAAAGATAATGATATTAAAACGCCTAGTGAATTATCAAAACAAAATCCTTCACTTAATTCTCTAATATATAGTAGAAAATTAAATAAAGAATTAATACCTAAATTATTTCCTGACTATACACCAATTGAACGTAAACCAAGGAAAATAAATCCTTTTAAAGAGAATATGAAACTAAAACAAGTTCGCCAAATCGTTCGTGAAGAACTAAAATATGTTCTAAAAGAACAAATCGAAGATGAAGATATAATGGATCAATTGAAAATTCAGTTGGCCAAAGTCGGTATAGATAAAGTACATCCAGGTGCATTTAAATTTATTGATAAACGTAAAGGTGCTAAGCCAAATACCATTACGTACATGTCTGTAGATAAAACAGGTGAAATTAAACCTGAAGAGAATATGGATGAAGGTTTAAAAGATAAAATTATAGTAGCAGTATGTACTATAGGTTTATTAGGTATGGTTTCTTGTACTAAAGAGGATACCGCTGGTTTTGGTTATAATGTAGCCTCAAGATCAACTGAATATACATTAGATAAAGGTACCCCAAATAAAATGGTAACTATCTCAACCCCAATGGGTGATGAGGAGCATAAAATTGATTCAACAATGGGTGATACTAAGTTTTATGGTGGTAGCCAAGGTTTAAAGTTTGGTCGCCCTATGACTCCGACTGAGGCGCTTATTATTAAGATAGGTCATGCTTACCAGTCAGAGAAAAACATGAACAATAAAAAAGGTACTCCTGCAAATAAAAGATGGGATTACAATCCTGACAATGCTGAAATAACTGGTAAAGGTACCATGTATCAAGATAATAAAACACCATTTGATGATGCTCGTCAACACCCACTATGGAAATTAGGTATTGAAGCCGCTCGTAAAGCAGGTAAAGATATTCAATCATTAATGCAAAAAGCAGATCAAGAATTACAAAATCAAGATTGGGTAAAATAATGGGAAAAAAATTCACAATTAAATCGGAAGACAAGGCGGCGTTTCTTAACCGCCTTGAGAAATTTGGAGTGGTAGTTGATACATTTGATATTCAAGATAATAAATTGGATAAAACATTTACTATCGAGTTTAATACTCCTGAGGCTATTAAGTTTGTTGAAAAAGCAATTAGTAATTCTAAAGGTATAGACCAAACTAAAACACCTAAAAACGTATATACGGATAAAAAAGCGAATGGTGGTAACGCACTGAAAGAGGTGGAGAACCCAAAAGATGTTATTAAATTGGATGTTCCTTTGTTTATTCGTTTACTCGAATATGCTCGTGAAGATGCTAAAACAGATATGGATCTTCATGATGTTGCTGAGAAAGTAATTGCTTTGTCATCTAAAGGGCAAGTTTTAACTATGGCTAATTATGATTCTATGATGACTGATAAAATACAAGAACAATTTAATCCTGAGGATTATGAGTGGGAGGAAGAAGAAGATCCTAAAATAGTAAGTGTTAATAGTAGAATGGGTAAAGATAGTTATGTTGATTGTGATGTTTTAACCCTTAGTGGAGAAGTAAAAGATTTAAGATTTGATTTAATTTCCGACTCTATATGGGAAGGATATGCTGAGTGTGAAGCTGAAGATGAAGATTTTACATATAAAATGGGATGTATGGTAGGAGATTGGGGATCTGATGGGTATAGAATAGTTGATATAGATAAAGACTCATTTGAATTTTTTAAAAAATGATATTAAAAGAAGTTAAATCAAATTTGATTGAAATGTTTCCTAACAATGCGGAACAAATCGAAGAATACATCATTGGTATCCAGGATTATAATGCCGAGGATGCCTATGATGATATTACTATTAGCGAATTAGAAGAGGATTTTAAAATTTTCTTGAATTTCTATAAGGTAGACTTGGAGGTATAAGGAAATATCGGTAACTTTAACCTACGGATTAGGGAGAAAAGGGGAAGGGAAAGAATGGTTGCAAATGTTTGTGCAAACGTTGGGAATGAAAAAAACCGTATATTTATATATAAACATATACAATTATGAGATTCAAAAATCAAGTTATAGACGGCTTAACTCAAGCCCAAAACATCGGACAAAAATTACAATTCCAAGTTAATCGTGGTATGTCCCAAGAAGAAGTTAGTACTACTGTAGATCAATTAAAAGAACAACTTGAAAAAGTTAAAGAATTGATTAGTATCGAACACGATGAATTTAGTTAATTTATGGAAATAGTATTATGGATTGTTGGTATTCATTTACTTGAGTTACTATCATTTGGGGCTTATCTCTTAATAAAGAAAAGTCTTATGTTAGAACGAACTCTAGTAGAACAAAGAGAATACATAAACGCAATAAGTTACGTAGCCTCCCAATTAACTGTTTCTCTATCTAAAATAGATGAACGCACATATATTGAGGCAGATCCTGAACTAGAAGAAGTATTTGAGCAAATTAAAGAATTTAAGGCAGTATTAGAAGAGATTTCTAACAAATAATTTGGAGACGCGAGTCTCCTTATTTATACTGTGATTAATGAATAATTACACGGACATTACCCGACCCAAATCTGTTGGGCCTAGCGTATATTTCACTCAGGAAACTGAGGATGCTATTATCGAATTCTTATCTACTACAGACGAAGCCGAAAGAAATAAAATATATAATTCAAAGATAGAGTATGCATTTTATAAGCTATCAGAAAATATTATCCACACATTTAAATTCTACTATACAGATATTAATACTATAGAGGAATTGAAGCATGAGGTGGTTACTTTTCTTCTAGAAAAACTACACCTATATGCTCAGGGAAAAGGTAAAGCATACTCATATTTTGGGACTATAGCTAAAAGATACCTAATCATATATAATAATAATAATTACAAGAAACTTCAGAAACATGCTGAAATGGAGGAAATCGAGGAAGATAAATCTTACCTAGATAAAACACTTAAAGAAGCAGAAGAAGATATTGGGTTAGATACATTTATAGATATGTACGTAAAGTATGTTGATAAGTATCTGTATAAATTATTCCCGAAAACCCAAGATGCTAAGACAGCTGATGCTATAATGGAATTATTTCGTAAACGAGAATCATTAGAAATATTTAATAAAAAAGCACTGTATATTTACATTCGTGAAATAACTGATGCTTCTACCCCTCAGATAACTAAAGTAACTAAAAAATTAGATACTGTACGAGTGAAATTATATAACGAATACTACAAAAACGGACACATAAGATTTTAATTAGTCCATATTTATAATAAACACAATTATGGCTACATTTGATGACATAACATTATTTGGTAATACATCATTATCAGATATATTTAAGCAAATACATAAAAATAATAAGTCCGTTGATAGTCAAATTAACGAACTTATTGGAGCTCTTAAACCTCTTGCCTCATCTAACGCAGGTTCTGCGGTAATGCTAATGCCTACTGTTAAAGATTTAATAGATGTTAATGTAAAAAATAACGATCAATTAATAAAAATGGCTGGTATAGCACAACGTGCTGCTAATACTACTAATAATAGTAATGATAGTTTATTTGATATGGGCGAAATTCAGCTTTTACTTGAAGAACAAAACGCAATCCAAGAAGAAGGTAAAAAATTACTAGAATCAGCTAATAAAGATATACAAAAACAATTAGCATAGAATGGCAGTACTTAAACAAGGTTTTAAAGGTAGTAACCTAATCAGTAGTAATAATCGTAAGACTACATCTACTGAGGGATCATCCAAACTAACTTATGGTAAGGTATTTGGTGTGGTCAATGGTATTAATTTGCCTACTCCTAAAATGTATGATAAAGCAAAAGGAAGAATAGGTACTATATTTTATTTAGATGCAGAAGCCGCTAAAACAATTAATGGTACTCCATTTAATGATGCTTTTTTAAATACATGTTTAATTGCTTATTCTTTAGATCCTAAAACACAATATTATCCTCTATTACAAGAGATAGTAGAGTTAAAACAGGCTCCATCTATTGATGCTCCTAATATTAAAAATCAAACGCCAACTATTTATTGGTCAAGAGTAGTCAATGTATCTGGAGATAGCCAACAAAATGCTCAATCACAAAATGCTAATTCTATCTTAGGAAAAACATTCGAAGAAGATTCAAACAATAAAAATTTAGTTTCATATGAAGGCGATTATACATTATATGGCCGTAAAGGCAATTCAATCCGTTTCGGTAATACCGTTGGATTATATAGTATTCCTGGGTTACCGAATTACAACGAATGGAGTCTTGTAGGTAAAAATGGAAGTCCTATATTAATTTTATCAAACGGACATAATTACTCAAGTACTACTTCTCCTTTATACACGGAGCAAATAAATAAAGATGCTTCATCAATCTATTTAACATCAACTCAGGTATTACCTATAGAACTAGATTCTACCGGGTTAAAATCTCCTTTAATTGGAGAACCAATTTCACCTGAAAAGTATAGTAATCCACAAGTAATACTAAATGGTGATAGAATATTAATTAATTCTAAAAGAGATGAGATAATGTTGTTTTCTAAAACTAACACTATTTTAAAAGCAAATGGAATTAATTTAGTAGGAAATTCTATTGAATTATCTTCAAATGATGTATATTTAGGCAAAAAAACAAATGGAGATTTACCAAGTGAACCTGTTTTATTAGGTGCAAAAACAATAGATATGTTTGAGGATTTAATATCATCTATGCAACTATTTCTAAATAGTATTTCGTCTGCTGTTGATAGTAATGGTGTTCCTATAGCCGCTATAAAAGCAGCGGCTGATAAATTTAATCAAGATTTAGAAAAAGTCTCGGATAAATTAGACCCTGATAATACAGGTAAATATATAGCATCTAACCAAGTATTTATATCATAATGAATGTATCATCATTAATACCATCAGGAATAAATAGTACTTTATCAAGTACAGGATTACCTACTGCTTTTGGAGATCAAATAGTAAAGGCTGCTTCTCAAAAAGTTACATCTGCTGCCTTAGGGCAAGTTCAGATTTTAAAACAAAAATTAGAAGATACAATAAAACGAAAATTAGAACTAGAAACAACTCATAAGTCTAATTTAAGAAAATTAGAAGCACAGTACATCCCGGGCAAGCCAGAAAAATCAGTTTTAACTGAAGAAGAATATAATATTGCTGTAGCAATTGAAAATGCTAGGTATGAGGTTGAAAAAGCAGCTCTAAATGAAGAACAAAAACAGACTGATGAGCAAATTCAAAGTATAACGAAAGATCCTAAAGCTAAAAGAAAAGTAGAACAAAAAGCAGCTAAAGCAAAACATAAAAGAAATAAAACTAAAAATAAAACAGAAAAAACTAAAGCAGCTAAAGCCTTACTTTTAAGTACAGCTAAATCTGTAGCTCCATTATTGATGTATGCTGGAGTTAGAGTAGTAGCTCGATTAGCAGTTCAAAATAGTAGTCTTAAAGATCTGGTAGATCAAACTAATGTCATAATTGAGGCAGCAACTACACCGGAACAATTAGAACAAGCTAGAGTAAGTAGAAATGCTGCGTATAATGTATTAAATAATAACGAAAGAAATTTAATTGATATAAAAGAAAAACTAGAACTAGTTTCCATATTAGTAACAATCTTAACAACATTAGGTGTGGTTTTACTTGCCTCACTATCATTCCCTGGCACTCCAGCATCTGCTTATAAACCATATGAAGTTATAATAAAAACCTTAGGGATATTAAGCGCTATTTTACTAGCATTAATTCCTATTTTAGATATATTAGTAGCTGAACTATCTGATTTAAAGGCTCAATTACGAGAAATTGATAATAAATTAGATTTACAAACTATAGATAGTGGTAATCTAGCTGCGTTAGAGGCGTTGTTAAATAGTATTAAGCAACCTAAAGATGAAATATATAAAGGATTTAGATTGGTTATTAAAGAAGATCAAGATCCTAAAACATTTGTAAAAGGTAGTATTAAGCGTAATTATGCTGCCGCTTTAGATAAAGATGGTGTAGAGGTTATTAAAAGTGAATACTCATACACATTAGACCCACAAGTACTAATAGATCAAGTAAAAATAGTAATAGATCAACAAAACTTACAAATTTAAATATTTATACCCATGAATGTAAAAGCATTTAAAAATTTAATAAAAGAAGCAGTAGCTGAAGCAGTTCGCGAAGAGTTACATACTATTCTTAATGAAAATCAAGCGTCAACAAAACGTATGAATGAAAGTAAAACATTTAATTTTACTAGCAACGATGTACATGAAGTTGGAGATGTTCGTAATCAATTAAGAAGTAAATTAGGAGCAGCATTTGGTTTAGAACAACCAACTATGTCTAATGCAGGTGTACCTTTAACAGTAGATAAAACTAGTGATAACCCATACATGAATTTCATTATGGATGCTGCAGCTAATATGACTGCTCAAGATAAAGCAGGATTAAATAATTTAGGATAAGATGCCTATACCTCAAGTAGTACGTGTGTACCCTTTAGACTTGCAAAAAAATGTTGCAATAGGGGTTTCCTTACCTTTTAATGGACCGGGTGTATTTAATAGCACATACAGTACTAAAGACCAAATTAAATCAAATGTTATTAATCTTTTACTTACAAATAGAGGTGAAAGAATAATGAATCCTAATTTTGGTGCCGATATTAAAGACGCCCTATTTGAAGGAATGACAGAAACTATTGTTCCTCTAATCCAGGATAGAATAACAACTGCTTTTTCTTCTTATATACCTCAAGCTAGTATAAGTAAAATAGATGTAGTATTTAGTGAGGATACCAATACAGTTAATGTAACTGTAAATTATACATTAAATATTTCTGGGGAATCAGATCAAGTAAATATAGAATTTCAATAGACATGGCAGATAATAACGTATCATATATAAATAAAAGTTTTAGCGATTTCAAATCTAATTTGATAAATTATGCTAAAACATACTTTCCTAACACGTATAACGACTTCTCGGATGCTTCGCCAGGGAATATGTTTATTGAATTGGCATCTTATGTAGGTGACGTAATGTCATTTTATTTAGATACTCAAATCCAAGAAAACTTCTTATTGTATGCTAAAGAAAAAGAAAATCTTTATGCTATGTCATACGTTATGGGTTACAAACCAAAAGCATCATATGCCTCATCTGTTGATTTAGATGTATACCAATTGATGCCTTCATTATTTAATGTAGTAACAGGAGAAACAGTACCTGACAATGTAACTTATGGTTTAATTGTACCTGCTAATACTAACATAACATCAACATCTACAGGAACTAATTTTATAACAACTGATTTAGTTGATTTTACTGATTTAACAGGAGCTGAAATAACTTTTGTAAATGATAATTTTTATTTAGTTAAAAAAACAGTTAAGGCAATATCGGCTACTATAAAGTCTTCGACATTTACGTTTACTACACCACAGAAATTTCAAAATATAACTATAAACGATACAAATGTATTACAAATATTAGATGTAACAGGAAGTAATGCTAATCAATGGTATGAAGTACCTTATTTAGCTCAACCAACTGTATATTTAAAAACATCTAATACAGGTTCAGATGCTGGTCAAGTACCTTACTTACTTACATTACAAAGAACCCCAAGACGTTTTGTATCTAGATTATTATCTGATAATACATTACAACTAGAATTTGGTTCAGGTGTATCTAATAGTTCAGATGAAACTATACTTCCAACCCCAGATAATATTCAATTAGGTTTAGTACCCGGTATTTCTGATTTAGCTGATAATTATAATAAAGCATCTGTATTTTTTACTAGAGAATATGGTTTAGCTCCTTCAAACGGTACATTACAAGTTAGGTATTTAGTTGGTGGTGGAGTAGCATCAAATGTTCCTTCAAATGATTTAACATTAATTGACAATACAGGAACTTATTTTAAAAACGGAAATCCATTTAATACCGCATTAGCTAATCAAATATTAAATAGTGTAGTATCTAATAATACAAATCCATCATCAGGTGGTAGAGATGGAGACCAAGTAGAAGAAATCAGAAATAATGCATTGTATGCATATTCATCTCAACTAAGAGCAGTAACTAAAACAGATTATATAGTAAGAGCACTATCTTTACCCCCAGAATATGGAAGTATCGCTAAGGTATATGTAGAACAAACACCTGCTTCTACTAATGGTTCTGAGGCAAGTAATTTATTAGCATTAGATTTATACACGC